AGCCCAATTTGCAATCAAAAAAGCGGCGGTGCCGGCAGCTGCGGCGCTTGGTGGTTTGGCGTTGGCGCTCGGTGACGCGACCAAAGCCGCTATGGAAGATCAGCAGGAGCAGGCAGCGTTAGCACTTACTTTGCAAAATGTGACTGGCGCTGGCAAAGCCCAAACTGCCCAAATTGAAGATCAGATCAGCGCAATGAGTCGAGCGTCTGGCATTGCTGACACCGAATACCGCAAGAGCCTTGAGGCTTTAGTGCGCGGTACAAAAGATGTTGATATGGCCATGAAAGACATGAACCTTGTCATGGACATCAGCACAGCGTTGCAAACTGATTCCAGCACCGTGGCTGACGCGCTCGCTAAGGCATATCAGGGCAATTTTAAGGCGCTTCGATCATTAAGCCCAGAAATGGCAACAATGATCAAAGAAGGCGCAAGCCTCAACGAAATTATGGACGTGCTTGGCGGAACGTTTGGCGGTGCTACTGCCAAAAGCGCCGAAACCGCTGCAGGCAAAATGAAAATACTCAAAAACAGTATTGGCGAAACTAAAGAGTCAATTGGTGCCGCGCTCTTGCCTGTGCTTGAAGCCGTGCTACCTGTGCTTAACAAGTTTGCTGCATGGGCACAAGACAACCCCAAAGCATTCCTGTTTATTGCTGGCGCTATCGGCGCGGTTGCCGCGGCAATTGTGGCCACAAACATTGCTATGGCACTCAACCCATTCAGCCTGATCGCTGCTGGCATAGCCTTGCTAATTGTCGGTTTGGTTGCGGCTTACAACAAGTTCGAGTGGTTTCGTGACGGCGTAAACGCAATTGTCAACACAATTACAGGGTTTTTCGCTGGCATGGTTAACGCCGCTATTGGCGCGGTAAACGCAATTATTAGCGCATATAATGCCATTCCGTTGTTGCCAGACATTCCAAAAGCACCAACAATTAGCGTGTTAAAACTTGGCGGTAGTGCGACAACTGCTCGACCAGCTGCAGGACGCATGGGCATTCCGCGCATGGCTGAAGGCGGCATTGTGTCAAGCCCAACATTGGCGCTGATCGGTGAAGCAGGCCCAGAGGCGGTGGTGCCATTAGATCGCATGGCGACAGGCGGCGGTGTAACAATCAACGTGACTGGCGGTCTTGCCACAAGCGCCGAAATCGGTGAATCTGTTGTTAACGCATTGCGCGCCTATTCACGGAGTGCAGGGCCGTTGGCCTTGAACATTGCCTAATGCCAGGCGTTGCGGTAGTTGAGTCAGGTAACTATGACCTGCAAATAGAAACAGGATTTCTGGTCAACTCGTTTCGTTTAGACAACACAATTGCTGGCGTACTTGATAACACCGTTTATGTGCTTGACGGAACAACCGAATACGCCGACGTAATGGCTGACTGTACGCAAGTCAATGTAAGGCGTGGTCGCCGTGACATAGGCGATCAGTTCAGCGCCGGCACAATGACATTTACCATTCGAGACGTTGACGGTATTTTTAACCCATTTGACAACAACAGTCCTTATTACGACACGCCACAATCAAAGCCTGGGCTTGCACCGATGCGTAAAGTGCAGCTAATTCGATACGACCAAACCGACACACCCGAATACCTGTTTTCGGGCTATGTCGTCAATTATGACTACAATTTTGCTTTAGGCGGTTTGGACACCGTAACCGTCTACTGTGCTGACCAGTTCTATCTGTTAGCACAAACCTATTTAGACGAACTAAACGTCACCGCTGAAACATCAGGCGAACGCATAGAAACCATCCTTGACCTGCCAGAAGTTGACTTCCCTGCCCTGCAACGCAACATTGCAACAGGAACAGTAAACCTAGGCCATGACAGCGCCTACACAATTCCTGCCGGAACAAACGTGCTGCAATACATAACGCAAATCAACGAAACCGCCGAGTTTGGCCGTGTGTTCATGTCGAGGGACGGCACACTTACTTTTCAAGAGCGAATTGGCACAACGCTTTCACCGCCAGTAGCCAACTTCAATGATGACGGCACAGGCACCAAATACGACGGTCTTGGCATCTCATTTGAAGCAGACTCGGTAATTAACCGATCAGTCGTTACAGGCCTAGACGGCGATAGTTACACAGCCACAAACCCTGGCTCAATTGCCTTGTATTTTATCCAAACGTCAAGCATCCTAAACAGCCTGTTGCATGACGCAATTGAAATCCAAGAAGCAGCTTTATATCTGCTCAACCCTTTACCAGAACCACGGTTCACATCAGTCGAAACCAAGTTTCTTATGCTGACCGATGCTGAAAAGGACACGCTGGCAACCATTGAAATTGGCGACACAATCGGCATTGAAAAAACGTTTCCAAGCGGTGCCGGCACAACCCAACTAACCCAAGATTTAAGCGTTGAAGGCATTGAACACTACCTTGACTTTGCCACAGGCCATCGGGTTTTGTATTCAACCGCGCCAACAACCATTCTGTATGACCTGATTTTGGATGACTTGTTGTATGGCACACTCGACACCGTAAATGCTTTAGGATAGGAGACACTATGGCAACACCAACCAGCCTTCCCGCCACTTTTGTTGCAGGCGATGTTTTGACCGCTGCACAAATGAATAATTTGCGTGGCGCATTTCGAATTATGCAAGTTGTTTACGCGAGTACAACAACGGAAACCTCAACAACTAGCACAACCTATGCCACAACTACATTGGCAGCAACAATTACGCCCTCTGCTACTTCATCAAAAATATTGATATTTACCAATTCTCAATTATCAAGCAACTCTGCAGCGATGCAAACAGGATTACGGATTTTTGACGGTAGCACAGCAATTTTGACAAACAATCGCGCAATAATTCAAAACGCTGCAGGCGACCTGGCGATGTTGCAAACCATGATTTATTTAGACAGCCCAAACACCACAAGCGCAAAAACTTACACATTGCAATTTGCAAGAACAAGCGGTTCAGGAACAGTTGTTGCACAATCAAACGCAGCCCCTTCAACAATGATTCTTTGCGAGGTATCAGCATGACCACGGCAGAAGCGACCAAAGTATTGTTAGACGCAGGATTTGATAGCGGTTGGGTTGTGTCAGATGGCGTACTTTTTTTATGGGAACATGAACAAGACCCACCGGCACCATTAGCGCGACCAATTGTAGAAAAACAAGCCAAAACGGCTAAGTAATGCGATGGATACTCAAATCGTGGTGGCTCTTATCGGTGGTGGCTTCCTTGTACTGGTGGCGCTCATTGGCAAAATCGGCAGCGACAACAAAAAAGACCACGGCCAAGTACACAAAACCTTGGGTCGAATAGAACAAAAGATTGACAACCATGTTGAAAATCACCAATAAAGACAAAGCAATGTTTGCCAGTTATGCGCGATCAGTTATTGGCGCGCTTATTGCCGTTTACTCAACAGGCACAACAGACCTACGCGACTATGGCAAAGGTGCAATCGCCGCAATCATCCCACCATTGCTTCGTTGGGTAAACCCTAAAGACGCAGGCTTCGGGCGTGGCGACAGCCAAAGCTAACCCAAACGCGCGGCCATACACAGGCAACAGCGACGGCGCATCAGCAGGCCCACGTGCCGGCATGAACGAATGGATAAAGCAAGCAATTGCAGCATCAAATAACGCTGTCTGGAATAACGGGTCTTGGGGCATTCGTGATCAAAAAGGACACGCAGGTACTTTGAGTGTTCACGCAACTGGAAGAGCGTGGGACGCTAGCTACCGCAAATCAGAAAGACACGCACAGGCCAGTCGTAAAGGCGCGGTGTCGTTTATTGACATTGTGGTCGCTAACGCAAACACTCTCGGCGTCGAATGCATTCTTGACTATTTCCCTGCACCGTACGGGCGCGCATGGCGCTGTGACAGACAGGCATGGAAGAAATACAGCAAGCCAACAATCCACGGCGCACCAGGTGGCGACTGGTTCCACATCGAGATCACACCACAGGCCGCCGACTCGGTGATCTTCGTAAAATCCGCATTCTTAAAGGTGTTTGGGGAAATCCCACCTAAGGCTTGATCTATGTTCTAGGGTCGGTGTACCGACAAAAGGACAGGCTATGACTGACCCACAGATAGTTGATTACAGCGTCTATACAGGAGTGATGGACAACGGCCAAGAAATCTTGGTGCAGATATTTTCTAGCCCAGAGTCGGGCAAGTTCCTTATGGGACAAATCGCATTCAGATCGGCAACCTCGTCATGGGGTCAGCCCATACCTTTGGAGAAACGATGAACTATTTTGCAGAAAAAATCATTGGGCTAGTACTTTGTACCGTTTTCGGGTTTACGGTCGCTGTAGGCGCTCCTGACGCGTCTGGTAGC